GGATAACTCGTTGGGAAAGAAACGTACTGCGGGTACTCTCTTTCCACCTTCCATGAACTCTTTACCAATGTAGCCTAGCTTGGCTCCAAAGGTTGGGTTGCTCAGACCCATGTTGTCGAAAAGTGGAAGCCAGAAGGGCTTGTACTCTGAGGTGATCTCAGAGATGTGCTTCTTTGGCTTTTCCGCGGTTGCTGTACTCATAATTGTAAGCGTTATAATTTTACTTTTTTGGAATCATCTTTGGCGTTGCAGCTTCCACTACAGACATCGTCTCATACTGAGCGCGATACCATTGGATGGAAGGTTCACCAAAGCGGTTCTTGATGACATGCATGGCAAGCAGGTACTTGTCATTGATCTCATAGCGCTGTGGACCATAGAGTGCAAGGTTGTACTTGGCCGGGCGGTTGTAAGCAATCATCACGTCTGCACACTGTAACAGGTAGTCACTACCAAATACATCTGCTTCTGTAGGATAATTACTCAACTGACCTGGGCGCTGACGTTCTGCATCATCAATGTCACGATTGAGCTGTGTGAGTACAATGAAAGTTACCGGCAGCTTGTTTTTCATTTCTGTCATCATGGTTGCCAGGTTTTGCAGCGTTTGCTGCCTGTTGGTCTCAGAGGCATTCTGTTGGACCAGTAGGGTGTGGTCCAGGGTGATGACCACGGGTTTACCAAGTTCTCTTTGAAAGTTGATGATGACATCTCTCATCTGTGCAACGTTCATGGACTTGTCAACAATAAACTCCTGGCGCGTGTGCTGGCGGTCTGCATACTGCTTGAGTTTCTCAAGGTGCTCTGCCTGCAAGGGAGGAAGACCATCATCCTGCGCTGACTGCATGTACCTGATGTTCAGGTTGGCAGCAGCAGAGAACTCACGGATAGCCATGTTGCGTCCCAGCATTTCAAACTGAAAGTGAAGGACAGCAAAGTCCTGGTCACGGTTGATGGTTTGTAATTCTCTGGTCAGGGAAGCGGATATCAAAGTTTTACCCACGCCAGGTCTTGCTGCAATCACATACAGTGACTGCCACTCTATGCCGTTTAAACCTATAGAGTTAAAACTTGGCCATTGTGTTCTCAGAGATTTAACTTCTCCTGTTGCTCTGCGTTGGAGATACAGGATGGACTCCTGCATGATGTCTCCGTAACGCTTCCAGGGTTTTTTCCCAGCAGTACCACTTGGTACTGGACTTGCCATATCATCTGCGTTTTTTGCAGACCAGCGCGGGCCTGCGAATTGAGGGGGTTCAGTCATAGGAAGTGTAAATGAGGACTGTAAAGTTATGCATTTTGTAGAACTTGCACAACTTTTATTGGACTTTTTGTAGAGGTCAACTCTACCAGGTAACAGGTGACTTACCCTGTGAGAGCAGGTAATGATTCACTTGGTTGAATACATCATTGCAATCCCAGTTCTGTTCACGTGCGTAAGCGGCTGATGCCGGATGTGAGGCAAACAACTTGGTGTGCTTGTCGTCAATGAGGTCAGCATACTCTTGTGCCTTCTTGCCCAGGAAAACCCAGACCAGTGGTTCACGGCTATTGAGTATGTCTAGCAGGTAGGCAGTGAAGTTTTTCCATAGATCAAAGTGTCTGCCTATCTTACCAATCTCTGTTGTCAGAGACGTGTTTAACAGGAGTACACCTTGCTCAGCCCAACTCTTTAGATCAGGATCCAGGTCATTGGGATTTTTCTTTCCTTCATAGACAGTTTGGGCAATTGCTTTGTGGATATAACGCAAGGAAGCTTCCTTCTTGCGTGTGTTACCACAGCTGAATGCCATACCATCTGCCACACCAATCTGCGGATAAGGGTCCTGCCCTATCACTACCACTTTTAAATCACTGACAGGACAGTTTTGGAATGCACCAAAAACCTGCTTGAGTGGTGGAGTGAAACGTTTGTCATTTTGTACCATGTCAGCTAGTGACACAATTGTAGAAGAAAACTCTTCTGATACCATGTAAGCCTTCAACAAATCCTGCCATCCAGATGCGCGTAGCATCTCCTGCAGTTTGTTGATGGCAACATCAATGTCAATTACTGGTGCAACTTTTTCTTGCATGCTTTGTAGAACTTTGGAATTAATTGTAAATTTGTAGAAGTAACATCAAACATTATGAGCGACAACACTGAAACAACTGACCAGGTAGAACTTATCGTTCCTGAGGCAGTAGTAGGTATCCAGATGAGCACAGGATATTATCACAAGATCCAGCATATGTTAGGATTTCTTTTGGAGGGAAAAACTACAGAGCAACTTACCAGTGCTCATGATCAGATCTCCCGCCAGGCTATCACAGAACCATGGGTTACTCACTACGAAACGCTATTGATTCTTTGCAGAGAGTTTGAGCAAAGAGCAAAAGACCAGGGCTTCACCAAGATGGTTGGCCTTGAGGAAGCCCGTGAACTCTTGAATGAGAACTAATACAGGTTGCAACCCATATCGTGACCAATCTCTATGCACGTTTCAATAGCGCGTGAGATTTCATCCTTACTGCATTCTGCAAAACTTTTGAAGAGTATATCACTTTCGTTAGTACCTATTACAATGTAAAGGCCTGCTCTTCTTTTGATCTCATCTTTCATTTCATCAAAGGTGTGACCAGTGAAATTTGCCAGCTCTCTCACCAGCGCATGCACCTTGGCCAACTGACCAAGGGTTTTGTCATTAGGGGCAGTCAAAGACATGTAGGCTTCTATCACGTCTCCTTCTTTAACGGACTTGCTGTAAAGTTTAAACTTTGCTGCATCACCATCTGACGCAGGGATTAGCTGCCCGTCTTTCTTTACGAAGTTGATGGTTGTATTGTGCATCTTAAAACATTGCTGAGGTATAAACAATCTTCGCAGGATCCAGATCACGCAGTGCGTCCTGTACCCATTCTACATCCACAGTATTCTCATAGACAAGAATATGCACGATGGCCTTCTGATCTGGGCTTAAGCGAAGTAACCTTCCCAGGCGCTGAGAACTCTTGCGTTCATTACTGTACGCGTGCAGGATGATGCCGTACTTGAGGTTGGGAATGTTCACACCCTCATTGAGCTGCATCACGCAGGAGAGTTCATCAATTGCTCCAGCTTTAAATGCTGCAAGGTTAACTTCACTCTGCGGGTTTTTACTGTGGTAGCTGTGCTCACACACGCGGTCAGCCTGTTCTGTGTTATTACAAAAGACAATGCACTTCTCATCAATCATACCCAGCAGTTGCTTGGCATACTTCTCCTTGCTGGAGAATTGCATGAGCGCCTGCATGCGCATGATGCGGAAGATCTTTTGCTGGACCGGTGAGAATGTGCTCACGATCTTTTCACTCCAGTACTTGTAGTTCTCTTTCTCAGAAGTGTAAAAGAACCCGCCTGCTTTCTTGGCAACCTTGTGGGTCTTTGCTTCAGACAGGGGCAGGTAGTGCACCACGATCTTGTAGTCATTGAGGATCTGGTCCTCCACTGCATCGTCAGTGATATAAGTGTACCCAATAGGGCAGTACTTGTACACCATCTCTCCTTTCTCAGAATTGCGGAAACGAGGTGGTGTACCAGTCAGACCCAGGATCTTTCCTGGGAACATGGACAAATAAAAGTCATGAGAGTACAGCAGGCTATGACACTCGTCCAGGTAAAGGACGTCATAGTCTGTAGACTGTTTGCTCATTGACAGGTAGGTAGTGAATGTGATACATTCCAGCAGGTAGTCCATTTCAAACTTGGCAGCATCATCCTTCCAGCTTTGGAAGATGGCTTTTTTGGGTGCTACTACCAGGAACTTGCGTTTACCGGAAGCATACTCATTTGCCATGTGCCTAAGACCAATGAGGGTTTTACCAACCCCCATGGAGATGCCCAGACCCACTCTATGAATAAATTTTGAGGCGTCTAGTGCTTCCTGCTGAATCAACTCACGTTTGGTTAATTCAGTCTTTTCCATACTATGCAGTTTTTTTCACAGATGCTTTGCGCAGACGTGGCATTTCAGCGTCACTGTTAGTGCTCTGAACGGTCTTGCCTTTTTCTTCAAAGTGGCGCTCTTTGTCTACCCAGTAGATACCAAGTAGTACACGGTTAAACAAACGCTTCAGACCTGAAGGTTTTACTTTACTCCATAACAGGAGTCCTTTTTCTGCTTGTGCTTCTTCACTTGAGCCTGCACCAATGATGTGGTAACCAATGTACTTTTTCATCTTTGTTTTTTAGGATTAATGTTTTGTGTCTGAGAGAAACATTTCTCTTGCTTCCTGGGGATGTGTCTCAACGTATTGGTGACACGCCAGGCAAAGGGGTATCCAGGTGGATTTGTCCAGGTAATACCTGCCACGTCCCCTGGTATGGTGTACTGTCAGGTCCTGTCCTGTAACATACAGGCATACACCTGCAAACTTTGCACGGCATGTGCTGTTCTCAGGTTGATCAAGAAAGTCTTTTCTCATTTTGGAATACAACTGGTCCAGGACTTTGCGTTTGTCAGAAACGGGACTCAGTGATTTTGTGGGCGTAGGAGTCTTGACCGGAGCCTTGCGCTGCCAACAGTCTTTGCAAAACTTGTTGCCTTCGTGGTTCTTCCAGATCACTTTTTGCTCACCACACCCAGCGCATTGTTTCAGCTTGGGTTGGATCATACTTATCAAATAAACAGTGCCTTACTGTTCCAGGTCTTCAGGATCAAAGTAGTCCTTGTCATATAGCTTTTCTTCAGGGAGAATGTCTGTGAGATCTTCCACATGCTCTTCAATCAGAGTCTCTGTGATCAGTTCATCAAAGGCGTCATCGTCTTCTACAGGGCTGCCGTACTTCAGTACACTCAGCGCAAAAGGGTCATTGACTTCCTCTCCAATGTTGTAAGCTACATAAAGGTCCAGCTCTTCATCTGACATCCTCAGGTACTGTTCCACAGATATCTCTATGCACTTACCGTTTGGGAGTTGATATAGCATCTTTCAGTAGGTTAAGTTTAACTCCCACTAAAATACCTACATTTTGTAGAACTCAGGCATACAAATATACAAATTGTAGAACTTCTGTCACACTATATTGCTATGGTGGACATAAAAAAACCCAGGCTTTTAACCTGGGTTATATCAAGAGTAGTAGTTTTTAGATCTTCACGTGGACCTCTGTGTCAAGAATGGTGACACTTTTTGCTTTGGGAGATATGTAGACTTCCACATCATTGATGTAAAGTTTCATAAATCCTGTAAGATCGTTTGCTGAAGTACTGTGAGCTGAAGATCTTCTGGGTGAAGTAATGGTTTCAACACTTGCCTGTGAGCTGATGCCAACAGGACGCTTGCCTCTGATGTCGGGTACTTTAAGTCCCTTGTCACGCAGCATGCGCTTGTAATTGTGAACGGAACTGACAGCAATGTTGAAGTACTTGCTGATATCTTCTGGTGTCATTCCATCCATTACCATTTTCTCTAGCTCCTTTTGTTGCTTGGCCTCTAATTTTTTTCTAGCCATTGGACGGGTTTTGCTGTGAGGTAATGTGATTTCGTTTAGCTAAGGGCAAAGTAGTGAAAACATTGATAAATCATGCACTTTGAACTTGTTAGAGAGCACTTTGTTGTTCTGAGAACAACGTTCAAGTACACTTTTGTAGTTGTACTGTGCATAATGTTCGGTCATCTCTATCCTGCTGTGTCCAAGTAGAGACCTTACTGCTTCAATAGGTACACCATTGTTAAGTGTGATAGTGGTAGCAAAGGTGTGACGGGCCACGTGAGTGGTCAGCTTCTTGGAGATATTGCAGAGCGTGGCGATCTCTTTCAAGTACGCGTTCATTCTCTGGTTGCAGTAAATAGGAAGCTTGTTATTATACTTTCTCATAATCCATTTAGCTACGTCATACAGATACACCAGCTCAGGTTCCTTGGTCTTCTTGCGATAGATCAGGATGTGATCCTCACTGATGTTCTCTGCTTTGATCTGGTGTATGTCTGAATAAGACAGTCCAGTAAAGCACTGAAATACGAATACGTCACGTGTCATCTCCAGCCTTTCAATAAGGTCCCTGCGGTTCATGATCCTCAGCAGTTCCATATCACCCAGAAATACAGGCCTGTGTCTGATGGGAGTCAGACTCATGGTGTTGAATGGGTTTTTGGAAATGTAACCTTTAATGTCGCAGGCGTACCTTAGTACTTGTTTAAGGTATGAGAGATTCTTCATGGCAGCGTTGTGCGCGTTGAACTGACGCAGGTGGTTTTCAAAACCATCTATGAACTCACGGTCAACTGCACAGATGTTGATGTCATCCATATGGCGACACTGCATAAAATCTTTCAGGTGATTGTAACACCTTGTGAATTTAAACTGTGTGCTGATGGTGATTTCTTGATTAGCAACGCGAGGTTTAACCTTGCTGTTAATGTAGTCCAGGAAGACTTCACTTAAGTAGTGTACCTTACTTTGACCAAGGTACAACATCTTTATGGATTTTACATCAGCAGGTTTGTTTTTTAAAAGTTGCTCATTGTGCAGCTTAATCAACTCCTTACTTACTTGGTTTTTGTACACGTCAATTCTACCTGAATTTTCATGTACAAAGTCTAACTTGATCTCTGTGGATTTACCTTCTTTTGTGAGTCTGACGTACAGGTTCTTCTTCTTACCTGCACCATTGCGTGTAAAGAAACTTACTATCATGTGTTTAAATTTTCTCAAGTGAATCGTGAGTGAATTTTCACTCTACAGAATCACTCACGCAAACACACACTAGTTTACACATGATAACTTAACTTCACTCTTCTGTCACACCTTACAATCAACAAGTTAACACTTACACTTTATCGCCTGGTGGGCGAAGGTGGACTGTGGCGGATTCGAACCGTCCCAGTCAAACGCCCTACCAGCTTGTGTTGTGAGTGATACTGAAAAATTCAGCTCACAGATTTCCAC